CGGACGTTTAGTTAGTTCATTAACAAGATTTTGAGCAGGAGTAGATAAAGCAGTAGCTCTTCTACGAGGTCTATCAAAACTTTCTATAATACCTTCCATCTCTGCAATAATATTATCTTGTTCTACTAAATCATTATTAGCCACAGCAACTTTAAAATCATCCATGAACTCTTGGATGTTTTGTATTGGAATACCATCGGCTAGCATACGTTCTACAAGTGGTGTTATCTCAGGAGCAGGAGCTTCAGGAAATGGTAACGTCATCTGACCTGCTTGTTCTAGTTCAGCAGCAGTAGGCTCTGCAACAACAGGTGCTGCAGCTTGACCTCTTCTTAATGCTTGTCGTCTTGCACTATATGGTACTGCCATTCCCGGCAAACTTAACTGCTGGGGTTGTCTTTGTGGTATAGGAATCTGTGCTTGCTCACGAGCTTTACGCTCTTCAACTTCTTGAGTAAGCCTTTCATTCTCTTTTAGTATCTGATCTACCCTAGCATTTTCTAACTGAGTCACTTGCTCATTTAGTCTTTGTTGCTCAGCTAAATCAAACTCTTGTTGTCTTTGCGTTCTCTCAGCTTCTTCTGCTCTCAGTCTTTGCTGTTCGGCAAGTTGAGTCTGTTGTTCTTGTATTCTGTTATTAGCAGCCTGTAGAAGTTGTTGTCCTATGGCTGTCTCTTGTGCTGCCGGGGTAGCTAAGTCTTGTGTCGTTTGTGCTACATCAGGAGTTGGCAGTGTTAATTGTCCAGCTGCTTCTAGTTCAGCTTGAGTAGGCTCTGGTGTAACCACTGGTGCTTGTTGCTGTGGTTGTTCTGAAAGTCTATTTAGTTCAGCCGCAGTTGTCTGTTCGGGTGGGAACATAATCCCTTGCTGACCTTCAGCTTGACCCGGAATAACTTGTTGATTTGTCTGAACTACTGTATCTAACGGCTCTCCCTGACGAACTCCTTCTGTACCCGCAACAAAGTCAGGAGGCCCAGATACTGTAGTAACCGCTGGAGTAGGAGCAGGAAGAGCCGCAGTACCAGCGGGGGTTGGTAATTGACCTTGAGGAGGAGCTGTCGGGTCAAGTACATCGCCAGTAAGCGCGGGAGCAGGCAATAATTTTTGATCTGCTTGTGGATCATCTTTATCTAGTACGTTAGTAGGATCACCTCTTTTCAGTAAATTAGCGCCACCACCCAGTGGGCCACCGATTGCAAAGCCTGCTGCAAAAGAGTTAATTAATCGTCTAGTAGTTTCTTCATCACCAAATGATTGGTCTGTACCATATAATAGTAAAGATTCTTGTCCAAGTTCTGTAAGACCTTCAAGTGTACCACCAACGCCTACACCTTTACCTACTCGCTTGATTGCACCACCTGATTTAAGAAGGTTTGGCCCAAGTCCAAAGATACGACCTGCCAAGAAAAATTCTGGTAAGACTTCCATAGCTGCATATGGTATAGCTAATGCTGCTGCTGTACCTCTATCACCTACGCCTGTATCTCTTACTTCACCATATATGTCAGCTACACCCATACCGTAAGAACCTAGGAGTGATGCTCCTGCTGCACCACCTGCTTTTGCTTGGTTTGCAGCTTGTCTACTTGCTTTGAGTGCGCCAAGTGCTAAAGAATCTTCAGCTCTTTCTTTACCTAATTGTTTAAGGAATTGGTTACCTGTCATAGTTGTACCACCGGGGGTAACTATAAAAGCATTAGGATTTTTAATTTTAGCTGCGGCTGTAAGACCAGAAAACTCACGCAGTAATTTTTTCTCACCTTTATTAAGGGCTTGACCTTTCATGTATTTTTTAGCGGCTGATGCTACAGCTAGTTTTACTGAGTCTTTACCCAGCATAGCGTATAAAGCACCACCTGCTGCAGTAAATGGATTAGCACCACCACCTGCAACTGCACCTGCTCCAGCACCAACTAAAGCAACACCAATAGATTCTAGTAAGTTTGGCCCTTGCTGTGCAAAGTTAGCAACGAACCAATCAATAGCTCCACCTTTAAAATACTCACCATCTTCGCTTTTAAATTCTCTTTGGAATGGTTGATTGTAATATAATTCTGTGACTGCGTTATCTACTAAATCCTGCCCAAACTCTTCAAATCCAAGGAACTGAGCACCTCTACCAGCAAGAAGTTTTAGGTTGTCTCCGCCTATTTCAAAGTTTCTTGCAAACAAAGTACCCAAACTAGGGTCTTCGATATTATTCATAAATGTTTTATAAGAATCAGGAGATACAGCCTGCCAGTCGCCATCAGGTTGTGCAGCTCTAGGTCTATCTAAATACCCTCTAGCTTCTGCATCTAGTGCTGATTGTTTGTCATCAGCATTGTACAACGCACCATTAACAAACATTTCGTTTGTCGTTGGATTAAATAATACACGAGGCCCAGTCTCAGGTGGCTTGTCAAATCCTCCTAGAAGAGCAGCCTCAAGAGTTTTATCAGCTTCCTGTTGTTGTACTAACTGGTCAGCAAGACCTGCTTGTAATGCTTGAAGCCCTGATGACCCAGTGCTAATAGGTTCAAATGGATTACCTGCCCCGGGCGCAGTTGTAGCATCATAGTAAGAACTTGAGAATGCTTGAAGCCCTGCTTTTTTTGGAGCCATAATTATTCCTTCTTATCACGCTTATACGAGTTAATCCCTGATGGTGTTGTTACACGCTGTTTTATATAGTTGTATACTTTTTCACCGTTAGGCCCTACAGTTTCTTGCTCTACAAGCATAAAAGTTTGACTGCCTTCTTGTATGATTACTCCGCCATCACCAGTGTTTGTAACTGTTACTTTCGTATCTGCTTTATACTTCTCTTTTAAGAAATCAAACTGTGCATTTAATCTTGCTCTATAGTTCTCACCTAAATCTTTATATTGTTGTTTGGCAATTTCTAGTTGGTTTTCAAAACTCTTCATAGCCATTTCAGATGCTAGTGAAGCTTGTGACCCTCTATATCCTTGGTCAAATGCTAACTGTAATGTAGTGCTAAGCTGTTTACTATCCAACGTTTTATATGGTTTACCACCAACAGTAATATCATACTTACCATCAGATCGTGGATTAATACGAATATCCATACCTGAATACTGTGACCAGACCATAGCAGCTCTGTTGGTACTACCTTTAGTTAAATCAGATAATGCTTGCATACCTTGTAGGTACATAATTTTATTCTCTGATTTTTTAGCTTCTAATGCACCAGCTTGTTGCATTGTTTGAGCCTTAGCCATAAGTTCTGTAGATTGACTCATTAAACTATTATAAGACTTTTCGTCAGTACCACCAATACGAGATACTTCTGCAAGTCGTCTAAAATAATCAGATCGTTGTGCAAGAATTTGTACATTCTGATTGGTTTGGTTAATAATTAATTCTCGCTCCTCAAGAAAATTACGCAGTTCAAATCCAGTTTGAGACGGATCTTTTGTGTAAAATGCAGGAGGCTTCACCTCTGTCTTAGATTCAGGAACAACTTCTTCTGGTTTCTTTGTGGTTGTACCATCATCGACACCAGCCTGCCCTACATCTTTAAGACTACTAACATCCCCACTTGCTGTACCTGTGTTACCAGTATTAGCAGACTTTGCATCTGTATCTGTCTGTACATCAGTAGTAAGCCCAGCTATCTGGTTGTTTGTTGTGGTAGTGGTCGTAACATTATTTGCACTGCTAGTACCTTGAAATGGTTTGCTGTCAGTGGTTGTAGTAGTTGTACCGCCTGTTATACCTATAATTTTATTATAAACTGAGATTACAGTTCGGTTATAATCTGTGTTTGTAAGAGAGCCATCGTTAGCTGTTGTTGGAGTTCCTCGTTTTAAAACAGATTCCATACCACCTTGATAACCTGCAGCAAGCAAGTTCTTAGGTACACCAATATACTCACCATACTTTAAATATAAAAGCCCAGCAGTAGGATCAGTTGCTGATCCTTTTCTCATATTCTTAGCTAACGCAACTACGTTTGCAGGTATGTTATATTTTGTAATATTTGCTGGGTCTGAATACCATGCTTTCATCTGATTAAAAGTATCAGGCATAACCTGCATAATACCTTTAGCACCTTTACCAGATGTTGCAGTAGTTGCTCCAAAAGAACTTTCTATACCCATGATTGCTGTAGCAAAGTCAGGATCAAACCCTATCACTCCAGCTACATTTCTAACATTTTTTACTTTGGCGTTACCAAAAGCACTTAATAGTGTTTTATCATTAGTTAGTTCATCAATTCTTTTATCTGCTAATCCTGCAGAATTTTTATTAATTTTTATTTCTTTTTGTATTTTTTCTCGTTGAGGTTTCTCTTCTTTAAATTTGTTATACCAACCTGTTGGATCAACTGCAGCTGCAGTTAATTGATTTGGATTTTGTAAAAAATAATTCTTGGCTTCGTCTGTACGATACCAGTTAGATGCTTCTACAGACTTACTTCTTTCTTTTGCTTCTTTAGGATTATCAAAAAAGTAACCATATATACGACCAGCGGGAGAACCTGCAAGTTTGTCACCATAACCTGTTGCAGCACGATCACCTAACCTTCTAAATAATGCACCAAACTCACTATCAGCAAAAAGTTTTTGAATGTCTTGTGCAAACGCTGAAGACTCAGGATCAACTTGTGTTATGTCAGTAACACCTGACTGACCTATCTTACCAAAGTCTAGTTCTTTTTCAGGATCAAAGTTTGGAAAAGTAAGTTCATTAACTACTGGAGGAGCAGTATCTAAACCTCTTTGGTCTTCACCTGTACCATCACCTTCTTGGTCATTAAAGAATGGATCACCACCATCGTCTTGACCGGGAGGTGTAAGCACTTCTGGAGCTACAACTTCTGGTTTCTTTTCTACAGCTGGTGGAGGTACATTTATATAGTTACCACCAAAGCCATCTAGTTTAAGACCTGCTGAACCCTGATTCAAAGCTACAGGAGCAGGTATAGCTGGTGGCCCACCTTGTTGTTCAATAAAGAAATCCCGATTTATACGATTTTGATTTGCTCGTTGTAATGCCTGCAGTTTACTTTCGTTTTCTGCACCAGCAACAAACGCATCTTGATCTAGGTTACCTGCTATATTTCCTGCAGTATTTCTGAGAAATCCTAATACCATTTTAGACTCCTATATATACTGCTGCTTAGGTTCGTCTTTTTTCTTTTTAGGATCAATTACGAACGGATCAGGTATATTATTTTTCTTCTGGTCTAATTTAGGCATATTACCTGTATTAAGACCCGCAGATGACTTTTTAGCTCGTGCTGCTCTTTCAGCATCAGTCAAACCACTTTGACTACTAAATGCACCAAAGAACTTCTGAATATTAGACTTCTTAGCATCGGCTGCTTTTTGTGCAGCTGAATCCTGTCCAGCGTAAAAGTTAGCCAACCCTAGCTGAGCAGTAGCCGCACCCGTAGGAGCGTTAGGAATAAGACCTACACCTGTTGACATAGCTCTATTCTGAAGATCAACACCAGATATAAAACCTCTATCAAACGCAGATTGTACATTTGCACCACCTGATAGTGCTGCTCGTCTACGATCACCTGCAGATACACCACCTGTAGTTAGTCCTGCCTTACGTTCGAACTCTCGTAACTTACGACCTTCTGCAATGGCTGCTCTGTTAGCAGATTGTAGTCCAAAATATTGTGGATCATAATAACCAGCTTGAACCATATACTGTTTAGCGGCATCCATCTTTTGATTAAATGCGGCTTCATCTCTTGCTTTAAGAGCCTGCAGTTCCTGTTTATATTCTTCTATTGCTTGCTGTGTTTCAGGACTTTCATCCGGTGTACCAACTATAGCTTCTGCAGCTACAGCACCACCAACTTGAAGAACAGCATTAGCTAAAGTATCTGGATTAGTAAGTCTGTCCACAACCATTTCACCAGCGTTACTTAGTCCTGCTTTCATACTTGCAACGAAACCTTCGTTAACTGCTTGGTTAGATAGCTGAGCGTTTACACTAGAACCTACATTGGAACCAGCGAAACTTGCATTTTGAGCTACTACGCTACCATCTGGTGAGTAAGAAGCATTCATTACACCATCTGGTAGAGTGTTAGTACTTCCTGAACCGACAGCGCTACCATCTAAGGTAGTAACAGATCCACTAGTATTAGCAGCGGGTGCAGCAGCATTACCAAACATTCCGGGTTTAGAAGCTGACATATAACCACCAATACCACCTCCGATAAGTCCTGAGATAGCACCTGCTTTTACACTACCGCCTGTGACTTTAGCTGTAATAGCACCAAGTCCTGCACCAACAATCGCTGAACTGACAACAGCTCCAGCTGTAGTAGCCATAGCTGCGGATACAGTTGCACCTAGTACGGCTGAACCTGCAATAGCACTTGCAATCGCGGGAGCTGCAATAGGAATGGCAACCGCTGCAACAACAGCAATTACTTTTTTTACCCCGCCACCATGATGTGTCATAGGAACGGGTGTTATAATAGTCTCGTTAGTAGGGCCTACCGAAACTACTAGAGGATTTATTATAGTTTGCATTTAGACCTCCTTTGTTAAATCCTGTCTTAGTAGTGAATACTTTCGTTCAAAGCCCTGTGCCTGCAATATCTTTTCCATAGCTGGTGCGACTAAGCATTCTATTTTAGTAACTCCACAAATCTGTGCCCATCCACAAACCTGCTTCCAAAATCTTTTCATATTGTGTCGTAAATCTCTACCACCCAATGCTAACACATTCATAGCAGTAAACTGTGGATAGTAAACAAGTTCTAATGCTAACACTAATTTTACATCAGGAACTTCAGTATCGTCATTTTTAACAGCAATAACATACAACTGGCCTTTAAGACCACGATCATAAATATCATCAACAGTCATCTCTCCGTGCATAGCTCTGTCAATACACTCTTGAAACAACGGAATACACTGACCCCAGTATTTATCATATAGTTCTTTTGTAGATAACAACTGAGCGTTGTATTGTTTATGTTCTTCTTGTTTTTCCACTACTTGCAACGACATTAAACCTCACCACCTTCTTCATATTGTTTAAGCATTCGGTCAAAAAACTCTGTACCTTTTGCTTTTACAACATTTTTAGGAATGACATATTCTCCGCCTTCCATCTCAGCATTATTAACACCTGCTACTTTAGTAGGTATACCGCCTTGTGCATGTGATGGGCCGATAAGTACACCACCTTCATTCATCATTTGAGGTGGTTGAGGTTGCATCATCTCTGCACCTTCAATCTGTACATCGGCTTCCATAGCTTTTGCTGCCATAATAATAGCAGTAATTAAACCTTCATCATACTGTTCAGGAATTTCTTCAGCTGGAACTATACCTCGTTGGATAGCCATTTGCCTAATCTGAGGATACATAGCTGGATTTTGCTGTACTGTCTTAGCAAGCTGTATAATCATGTTAAGTTCATTAGCATCTAACTCACCTGACTGAATACCCGCCTCAATAGCTGCTCGTATTCTAGCTACTACTTCTGGGTTACCAGCTAAAGTTTGGTTAATCTGTCCATCCATCATAGCTGGATTAGTTGGGCCTGCTGCCATCTGTGGCTGTAAACCCGGTTGAACCATACCGCCTTCTTGATATGTAGCAGGTTGCATTCTAAAATCCATAGCTGGAAAATTAGGATTACCCTGTTGCGACACACCTGTAGGTATCTCACCTAATGCACTTTGTACAACGGGAGTTGAAGGCATAGTTATTAATGTTTGTATACTTTGTGGTAGATCCATAGATACAGAATCAGGCACAGCTGGACTTACTAGGTCAGGAGCTGAAACTGTAGGATCAGTGTTGGCTTTCATTACCATAGTTTACCGTCCTTTCATTTGTCTTATTAAAAAATTAAGTGTAGATCTCATCTCAGCTACGTCACCAGCTAGAGTTTGTACATCAAGTATAAGCTTTTGGACATCATCTAAAGCAGCTACATCTTGGCTACTTATTGTAAAGCCTGTACCTTTTGCAGTTACCTGCTGTAATTTTTGCTGTCCCATCTCATTGACTGTAACTTGACCTTGAGTAATAGCTTTACTTGCAGTATCAGCTTCTCCGCGAAGTCCGGTTAGTAACTCTACATTTTCTTTTACTGCACCAATAAGTACAGTTTGATAATCTGTAAAACCGCCTTGTGGTACTGCTGGTACTCCTGTAAATCTGTTTGCTATACTCATGCTGTCCTCAATCCGTATGGAGTCTCACCTATATGTATTGCTCGTATTCTTGACGAACCTGACACTCCGACTTCAAATGTATCACTTCTATACCCACTTGGCAATCTAAATACTTCGTCAGAACTTACTGTTCCTTGAAATATCAACTGTTTATCTACAAATAATTTAAAGGTAACAGGTTGGTTACCAGTAGATTCCAAAGGAAATTTTGTTTGCCCGTCTGCATTAATTGGAAAACTATTTAATGTACCAATATTATTTACAGCTGTACCTGCGTCTGTATAGTCTGTAGGCCCATTCAATGTACCTAGTTGTATACTTTTAGCCCACACACCATTATTAAAAGCTGGAAGTGTATTGTTATATGCTATAACATTTTCTGCTTCTTCTGTTGAAGTTGCAAAGTCTGCAATAATTCTAGCAGCACCTAAATTCATAAAATCTTTAGTAACAATAGTTTTTGACTTCCACTCTAATGGAGAAAGCACCTGAGTTTTATTATCCCACTCATAAAGATTACCTTGGTCATCACCAATATAATACATAACACCTGTTGCATAATCAGTACAAGCAGCTGAAAAAGTGTAATTTATACTTACAAAAAGTCCTCCTACTTTATCGTCTCTCTCAAATATAAAAGACTGGCTAGAGTGAGAACCAAAATATTTACCATTATAATAATGCCCAATTAGAGTAGCTGGATCTAAAGCAGTATTCCAAGTATCCCAATCGTGTATGAGTGAAGTAACAAGAGTTATACCTGCAGATGGTGCATAACTAGCTAGACCGCCATGCGTAGCCCACAAAACTCCATACCCCATATTAACAACAGATTTTTTAGAAAGACATGGATATAAAGTATCAATACGAGCAGACACCATAGTAGCGGGATCATTACCCGATACTTGATATGGATACTCTTTTGTAAGCACCAATATAAAACCCTGTATAGGTTCTACTGATACAATGTCTGAATCAAACGTCAGCCTAAATCGTTCGGGCCATGCGTGAGGTTTATCAGGAAAAGAAAAACATAACTGATTATCAAAAAACCCTACTAAAATATTATTGTGTGCTGCACGAATACCTTTCATACCTGTAGGTGGAGGATCAAAATCTTCAGAAGGTAGAATTATAGATAGACCTGATATAAGAAAATCATCTGTAAAATTAAAACTTCCGTCACCCCAATATCTAGCTGTGTTATCTAAACTTTCTGCTACATCATGGAATACAGTACCATTCGTATCAGCAGTTTCAGAAATAGCATTACCACTGTCAGAAAATGTAAATGTATACTTATCAACAATAGAAGCTACAGAAAATGTACCATTCATACTACCACTATCTGTGGTCATACCAGATAACTTAAATCTATCATCTACAATAAAATTATGTGGGCTTGATAGAGTTAGCGTAACTACACTACCGACTCGTTTTACTTTAGTGGTAGTTGTTGGAAACCATAAAGTAGCTAGTAAAAAATATTCTGTAGCTGCTGATGAAACAACAGTTCTATACAATCTTATACCCCGTATAAAGTTTTGTGCAGGAGCAGAAGGTTTTGCTTGTGGTAAATTACTAACTGTTACAGTCTGCCCTTCTTTTATATATACTTCATTTGAGGGTAGAGATGGTATAGCTTCTTCGTCCCAAGGTGTTACCCATGTGTAAACATATGTTCTAATCTGTGTATTACCTGCAAGCTCAGAACGACCAGTCGTATTTGCTGTTTTAGACACAGCATCACCGGGACTAAAGTAAGTAAAGTCAGTAGCATTTAAAACTGTAACTTCTACGTTAGTAGCATTGAAAGCTTTGGCTTCATCTGACGTACCAAAATCTCTAACCGAAACAATATTACCTGAGCGTAAGTTGTGGTTTCCTGAACCATAGAATATTGCGGTATTACCGCTATCTCTTTCGTAGTGTGTTGAGCTTATAACACTAAATGACACTGCTGTAGCAGTTGGTGTTGTTGTAGGTAAAGGTAGTCCAAGGTCATAGTAACCATTTGTTACAGGATATGGAGCACTTCCGTTAGTAGCTAAGTCATAGTTAGAAACTTTAGGTGTGCCATCGCCTGTATAATAAAATCTTTGTTCAGTATCTTCTGTGTTAGAAGTAGTTGTCCAAGGTGCAGATGCAGTAGCAATATCTACGTCATTGAGGTAAGTAAGGAATACGTTGTTACCGTTAGTAGGATTAGTAAGCTTATATAGTGTTTGAATTGTGCCCGTTCGCCCGACATTTTCAACAAGCTTCGGAGTCCTATAAGGTATAAGATCACCAGAATACAGTTTAACATTGAAAGCGTTTTGTGCAGCTCCATCAGGTAATAACTCCGTAGATATCTTTGGAGCTTCCCCTAAAAACCTTGTTAGCTTTACTGATCCCATTATTCCTCAACCATTTCCAAAGCAACTTTTGTTGCTTCATCGTTTCTGCGAGTCCAACCATTTCCAAATGTATCAAAGTGTTTTAGACCCTCATAAAAATCTTGCCTTATTTCTTTAAACTTTTCTACCATATATTTATTATCTTGTCCTGCAATAAGTTCTAACGTCTTTGGCCCAATGACACCGTCCGGTTCAGCGCCACAACATTTCTGTACACCTTTAGAACTTCTACTTACCCCAGAATTAACAGCCCAATCAAAAACTACATAATCTAAACCGGAAGGTAATTCATCACAGTTTGCTTTTATCCAGTAGTTATTTAGATATATCGGAGCAACATCTTCTGGTGTAAGCTTCATCATATCTTGTTTATCAACTTCGTAGCCAACCCACTCTTCATAAACTCTTTGAGTCACCCCTAAATTAGTCATCCCGCCCGGATCGCTTGGATGATTTACAAATCCGCCTTCGTGCTTCAGCATAAGTTGTAGGGCTTTATCAAAGTTTTCTCTCATTTAGTTAATCCTTTTTGCTTTTCATATGTCCTCAAACCGCCAATTCCGAGCATGCCGCCGAGAACGGTTAAAAGTGTACCCATATCAAATTCCGGCAAATCTGGTAATTCTACACCAGATGCTGCACATACAAATACAACTAAATCTTTAACGATAAAATGATAAGCAAAAGCAATCGCGCAGACCCAGCCAACTGCTGGTCTCCAGCCGCCCTTAAATATTGACCCGCTTGCTGCCTCAGCTTTATTTACTTCTATTTGGGCAAGTGCAAGTTGCTGGGCATGTTTCTCAGACATGGTCGCCAACTCGTGGGCGATTCTGGCTTTTTCGTCAGCATCAGGAATAAACTTATCAAGTAATCCTGTGACTGGCCCTATTAATGCTTGTAGCATATATCCTCCTTTTTAATGGTATATTTCAGTACCATTTTTTACTTTTTGTAATTTACATACAGCTGTAAATTTTTGTTTCTTTTCACCCGGCACGGGGGGCTGATTCATAATCTTACTGGCAAAATACCTACATCTATTTACATCGTACCAATATGTTATTGGTGGTTGTAAAGCAGTTCCTGCGTATATGTATAATGCAAACACTGTTATCATTTCCCATTTGTACTGCGTTGTGTCCAAGCAGTAGTCCCCATGTAAGTGGCAACTATACCACCTCCTGTAATATAAAATAAATTGCTGATATCAGCTAATGCGTTAACTCTATCTATAGGTACAAAGAACATAGCAAGGGTAAACACACCCATTGCAATTAAAGAAAACCTAGCCATCCGAAGTTGAGCTAAGTTTTTTCGTGAAGCATCCTCTGTTTGTTTTATTTCTTTGGCATGCTTTAGTTCATCGTCAGTTACTATACCATCATCATTGGCATCATAATCAGCATACATTGATTCTTTTTGAAGCTTCTTCTGCATCAAATAATCCCTCTATACCTTAGTATCCATAGTCCACCTATCAAAACAGCTATCATAATTAGAAATATAAATATGCCTGCTGACCAGTTTTGGAACCCTTCTATAAATGCTGCCCATCTTCTTTCTTTTTCTTTTTGTGCTTCTTGCCTTCTTTTCCTAGCTTCTACGCAAAAAGCTATATAATCATTGTGTAAACCCGGACGACCTAAATATATCATCATTTGTTTTAATTCGTTTTCTTTCTCTCGTATCTCCTCAAGAGCCATAAATTCTTCTAAGTCACTTTCATCTTTACCTGTAAAGTTTGACCATATACTATTCTTTTTCTTATTAGCGTGTTTTTGTAAATTGTCTTTAGCATCAGTAAAAGCAGCAATCTGTTTACCAACTGAAGTTAGTTCACGGCCATTTTCAACCGCCTTTCGTATAACGGCATAGGCCGCATTTGCTGCTGCAATGTACTCTAACACAATCCATTCCTAATTTTACTTTATTTTCTTACTATTATAATGTTTCATTTTTAAATGAGTTAGCTTAGACATTGCATTTATTGCTGCAGTTTCTAAATCTTTAATAACTGACCCACCGCCACCATACATTTTCTTTTTCTTTACTTCACCACCATAGCCGTACATTTTCTTTTTCTTTTTATCTTTCATCATATAACCCGGCATTTGATCACCTCCTTCAGTTTATTAAGGTTAGTATTATTGATAACAATCCCGCAATCACAGCACCAGCTGCGCCGAGAAATATACGTTCAAGCCTAGAAAGCCTAGATAAAATCATGTTATAACGTTCAGCGCAAATCGCTTCGTGTTGTAACAGTTCATTATTTATTTCGGCTGTTGTCATACGTCTTTTACTCATTCTGCCCTTTCACCGCTTCTGTCTGGTCTTCAACCGTAGGCGGTTTTTCATAAAGAGGTGGTTCGTCAACGACCACTCCTTCCTTTACAAACTCATCACCTCGTAGAAAGTTTCCGTTTGGCATCATCACAAGAGGTGTTCTTTTAATTTCTTTAGACATCAACTTCTTGCCATCCTTTTGCACTTTCATCCCAATCATAAAATTTACCATCATCTGGATAAGGAGAAGGTGCTTCCCATAAATATGTTGTTTTGTTTAATGTCCATGATGGAAATGGTTGAGGAGAATAAAACCCTACGCCATCATAATTATAATTTATTCCTGCATAATTTTTTCTTAGCGGTGTACCGCCGTCTGAATGTTTACCGCCGTATGTATTATAAGATGTTTGCACCCATTCTCCGGGGGTATCATCAAGGAGCGTTTTAAAAAAATCTGAATCAGCTACAATTACTTTTATAACTATACTATCTTTTACTTTTGCAAAGTGTGCCATTATAATTGATACCTCACTATTACTACGCCTGAGCCTCCATTACCGCCTGCGATTGGAGCACCGTTCCAAGAACCTCCGCCGCCGCCTGAACCTGAATAGGCATCAGCATTTTCACCCGGCCCAGTAGTACTACTAAGATTATATCCGCCATTACCACCGCCAGCTTGACCTGCACCACCAGCTGATGCGTTACTTCCAGTTCCATAAGATGCGCCGCCGCCACCTCCAGCCCTTGCAGTTGAAGAACCAGTAATTGAAGATGAAACTCCAGAACCACCAGCTCCACCAAGAGTTCCGCTCGCAGCGTTTGCGCCTACAGAACCAGCTCCGCCTCCGCCACCTGAAGTATAAGGATTAGCAAAAGAAGAACTACCACCTGCAAAACCTTGACCTGAAGTTCCTGCTCCACCATTATGCGCGGCACTATCTGGAGAACCTGCGCCGCCTCCTGAACCACCAGCTCGACCATTTTTTAGTGATGAGCTGCTAAATGACGGACTGGATGCTCCGTAAACACCTCCACCGCCACCTCCTACAGTCGTAACTAAGGAAGCAATAGATGAAGCTGAACCATCATTACCACGGGTTGCTTCTGTATTTCTTGAAGCACCATCAACACCGCCCGCACCTCCTGCACCAACTGTAATTGTATAACTTTGAGCTGAAAGAGTAAGTGCTGATTCGGCAGATGCACCACCACCAGAGGACTCACCAGAAACAGACGAACGATATCCGCCAGCGCCTCCGCCTCCAGCTAAATCACCTCCACCGCCTCCGCCTCCGGCAATTACAATATATTCAACAGATAGATTAGCTAGTGTATTAACAAATGTACCGGACGAATTAAATGTGTGAATACGATAACCGCCAGAATTTGTTACAGTTCCTCCTGATGGTGCAGCTGCAACAGTTGAATTAACAGTACTAGAAGTAGTTCCATCAGAATTAGTAACTTTTATAGCAATAACTGTACTTGCAGATTGTCCATAGATAGCTGCTGGGACTGCTACAGTAGCAGCAGTTTGAGATGATGGAGTAACAGTTACAGTTGAAGCTGAGCCACCCGCAGGTGTAAAAGATACAACTAAATTACCTGATCCAAAATTAGTACCTGCTAATGTTAAATTACTTGCAGAACTATTAATTATAGTGCCTGTAACAGAAGTAAGAGATACTTGTAGGGCAGAAATTTTTAACCAACTTGTACCGTTAGAATAATATACAACATCATCGTCAGTGTCATATCTAATATGACCTTCAGTAGCACTTGCTGTAGGCTGTTGTGCTGTAGTACCTTTTGGTAACCCAAGAGACCCAGTAGATGTAGGAGTATTATCTAAGTGTGCATTTTCAAATAATGCAGCGGTAGGTCTAAGTTCGATCCTATCACCGATTGAAAAAGCACGAGCTGATGTATTATCTTGTGCTCTTGTGACTGTCATAGAGTCAGTAGAGCGAGCTGTAACTTTTATAATCTCAAGATTATTAGCTGTATCAATAAGAGTAGCAAAAAAGAAATCACCACTAGCTAAAGTTGGGAATCGACCACCTTGCCCAGAATCAACAGTAACTGTGGTAGCAGAACTATTGATACCTGCTGAGAGAGTTCCGAACCCGTTGTTTGTTACTTTAACTCCCATGTCCTACTCCTACTCTGGCTTAGTTGGCCATGCAAAACCTTCATCATCTACCGATGAGTAAGTCTTTGTAATATCACGCAGCGCCTGTCTATAAGTTTTCATATCATCAGATATTGTGTTATCAGCCAATGCTAGATAATCGGTTTGTATTAATAAATCATTCCTTTCTAGTCTAAGTCTATCTAAATCAACTGCAGCTTTAGCCGCAGCCGTTTTTTCATTTATCTTAGAATCACTTAAAGTAATTTCTTTATGGTCTTTATCCCACGCCTTTGCAGTACCATCCTCTTGAACAAGAATAGAAACAGCATCAGGATAAGCAGCTGCAATAGCATCTCTTTTAATACTCATACTGTCACCTCATATATTGTTAGTCGTGTTCCACCGCTATCATAACTAGCTGAACTGTTTACAGGAGATCCTATACTTCTAGTCATAGATGAACTATGTGATTTCATAGATATAGTGTAACTAGGCGTTGTGGTTGCTGGCGTATGTAATACTGAACCGTAAAGCATCATAATCAAATACTGAGTTGTACCAGAAGAGTTACCAGCTGTAGACGCATGAATAGAACGAAAAGAACTATTTCCATCATTTCCAATATTAGTTGATCCATCGAGTACAGTAACACCCATATGCCCAGCCCAAGAGCCATGATAGTTTTCACCAACAATAGCCTCTAACTGCACAAGAACTTTACTTCCTGAAGCAATAGCATTATCAAAAGCTGCTGTAATTAATCCTGTAGCTGTAAAACTTGTACTAGCAGTAGTAAACTCACCATTTGCTGTAAATTGTTTTACCTGTCGTATACCTCCTGCAGTGCCAAAAGAAAACGTACCATCACCATCAGACAATAGAGCTTGACCCGCAGTACCGTTGCCAGAAACATTAATCTCTGAAGCACCTACAGCATTAGCTACAATAGAATCTGCGTTAACAGCATCGGTAGCAATCATAGAATTTACAATGCTATCAGCAGCTGGAGTTCCAAGATCAACTAAACCTTGTGCCGTAACACGAAGCTCTATTCGATCACCACTAGCAAAAGCACGGGCTGATGTACTTTCTTGTGCTCTTGTAGCTGTAAGAACGTCTGTACTTCTAGCTGTAACTTTTATAATTTCTAGGTTGTTAGAAGTGTCAATCAAAGTTGCATAAAAGTATTCACCGCTCGAAAGAGATGGAAAACGAGCACCGTGACCACTTGCAACTGTTATGCTAGTAGCGCTAGTAGATACACTAGAAGCTAAGGTAGAATGGGCATTATTTGCAAATTTGACACTCATATCTAACTCCTTAGTTTACCGTTACTGTCCAAGTTATACCTAATGTATCTGCAGATGCTTTATTAATAACTGAAAAAACAGTCCTGCATAATAGTGTACCACCTGAACTTGCGTTTAATATTCCAGCTTCTGTAATCGCTCCTGTACCTGTTCCTGCTGCAAACGTTGCAACATAAGCTACATTGTTTGTACTTACAGTGGTAGACGTAAGTGCTACTCTACCTGCTTCAGAACCTAAAGCTGTGTTCCCTGCAGCCGCTGCAGTACTACCAGTACCAATAGCCATATGAGTCATGGCCGTAGCGGACGCATCCTTCATCCTTGACGCTATGTAATTTTTTCCTGTTGTAACAACAAGATTAGGTATAATAACCTCATGTTTTACATGTCCGTCAGGTCGTGTAAGGGTAAGTTTTAATTCACCCGTAACCTTTATAGAATCATTTATCATGTATCCATCTCCTTTTAATGTGATCCAGCTCCCATTGGTGTTTCATTTAAGAAATGCCCGTTCACCCCATGAGAACCTGTTGTTGGTGAATCACTGGTATCAGTATATATAAAATTAACTAATAGTCCAGCGTTTACTAAATCACCGTAAGTTATTGTATCAGAGTTTACAACGGGTTGTCCAATTAAACCTGAGCCATTTATAATACCTGTAAAGTCTTTAATTCCTCTACCGTCAGTAGCGGAGTTCCACATTACTGCGCTGTTTAGTAAACTATCACCATTTGCTATCTGTGCAGAATAATCAATATTTCTAAGTCTGAATCTATCCTGCTCAAATACTCTATTATAAAACCTTATACCATCTCTGTTTTCACCACCAATATAAGTATCGTTAAGTAAACTAAATTCGCTATTTATAAGATCATTAGTATCTGCAACCCTAGATACTATATCATTTGCACCTGTACCAAAGTGGTAACCTTTAACTTCACCTGTTTCTGCACCATCGAACACAGAAACTATAGTTGGGTAGAGATAATCAGACTCACCTAATGTTAACTGCGTAGCAATACTTTCCGTAGCACTTACAGTATCTGTAGGATTTAAACCTATAGTAAATGGGCCAAAACTTTCTGCCATTGTAACACTATCAGTTTTACCTGCTGGTGTAATGTTTTTAACTGGTGCGTCTGCAACCGTTATAGAATCTGTTTTGCCTGCTGGCGTCACAGTTTTTGCAGCAAGTTCTGCCATTGTTACAGAATCTGTTCTAGCTGTAGTTAAAGTCTTAGCATCACTTTCAACAATAGTAAGAGTATCAGATGGATTCTTACCAATATTAAAAGGGCCAATAGCTTGAGCCATTGTTATACTATCTGTAGGAAACTTATTTGGTTGTTTAGATGGTGAATCAGCAACTGTTACAGAATCTGTTTTACCTGCTGGAGTTACAGTCATTGCAGGAGCATCAGACATACTGACCGGATCTGGATCAACATCAGGATCAGATAAGTCAAAATCAATACTAGAATTTATTATTTTATTTGGCGTATCAACAACACTAACTGAATCAGTCTTAACTATATCAACAGCTAAAACAGGGGTATCAGTTATAGATAACGTATCACCAGAAACTCGATCTACTTCAAGAATAGGAGTTGAGTCAGACATTGTTACTGTCTGATTTGCTAATGATCTTGTAGGTATAAGTTCAGTTGTAAAGCTAATGCTAGTAGCAGGCGCAGCAGCGTATTTTAAATTAACAAAAGTATTAGAAGCCGATACACTATTCGCTACAATAGTAAGAGATAGTAAAGTTGTTGCAGCATATGTAAATTTTATATTAGCCATTAAAAGTTTGACCTAACTCTAAATCTTAATACATCATAGACTGTTTGTAAGCTACCATTTTGATCTACTACAATCTCTCCTTCATACTCACCAGCATCTACATCAAGAACATTATTAGCAAAATTAAATTGAACTTTACCATCTGATCCATCTGTAAGGTTAGTGCATGTTATAGTACTTAAAGTAGACGTACCACCGACTGCTCTAAATTTTACTTTTACTACTGTGCTAGCAGCAGATACATTTAAAGGTGCACTAGCAACGTCATCTGTAAGCGTAATTATAATACTTGGAAGTTCGTCTCCTTTTACTAATCTAATAACATCAGCCATAAATCACCTCACGCAAATTTTTGTGCTTGCACCCGCATAGATGCTTTTGCAGCACCCAAGTTAGTTCTAGCTCTACGCTCAGATAACTTAAATGCAAATTGTTTAGCATGGTATGATGCTAGCTCTCTATCACTCCATGTTCTGTCGGGTAACACTAAAAGATGTTGTAACGCTCCGTGCATTATAACATTCTCTAGTTCGTCTAAAAACTTTTTATCCATCTTAGTTGCTGTTCGTAGTGGTTTTAAACACACGATCATCCTTACATCATACGTTGTACTATTATCTGGAATAGGAGCAACAGAAAAATTATCCGGATCTAACTGTGTTATATACATAGGCTCAGCTCTTTCATTAAGAGATTGATCAGGCCACTTAGGGTATATATCGTACAGTTGTTCTAATGTTATTGGTTTCAATGCTCGACCGTTTACAGTGGCAGTTAAGAACGCATGTATCTCTGCATCGTCTGGCCCCTCATAAGCATAGTCATGTGCGCCGGGAACTAATCTTATCTTAGGCTGCTCATAACGCCACGCTAGAGTACGTTCACACGCCTCAATAGCAGCATCACGAACATATTGCTCTATGACAGGAGTAGGACATCCGGGTACACTTGGAGAAAGTCTATTAACGATATCAAGGAAGGTTCTGGTTGTATATGTAGGCATTACGCAACATCCTCCTCATCTAATCCGCCTCGTTCTGTATCAGTAATAGCTCTGCTCTGTGCAGCTACTCCTAGAGCTTGAGTAAACGAAGTTTGGAATAATTGTGCTCTATTAGAATTGACATGCTCATTATCTACTGACTCTGCTACAAATACAGTTGCATCTATAACAACAGGAAAGTAAACATCAGGCAGTAAAGCAACCGCAGTTGTACCATCATATGTTGGAGGCACTTGAGCATACTCACCGATCAATGTTTGATTGGCAGGAGCTTTTGGATATATAAAAAATTTATTTGCATTACGCACATGCCGCATAAAGTTAATAGCAGCACCTGCTGTTGTATTCATCCAAGTAGGTAGAGACTGATCTAGTATTTCTCTATTTGTCTCAATAATACCATTACCACCTTTGACAGAATAAATTTCTAACAAACGAATAGAATCTGCAGGCATTGACTGCACTACAGCATCTGCTGTAGTAGGAATGTCAGCAATAATTGCAAATAAATCTGGGCGTAAAACAGCAATACGTTTCAATGCTTGGTTAGCAAAACCTAACATAACATCGTCACTATACCTCTGAGGAGATACAGTATCTTGTAAGATTCGTCTTACTTCTGTTATTACATCATTTAATATCACTTCTTTTCAACCCATGCTTCATTAACATCTGGTGTACTTGGATCATCAGATACATAATGTCCTTTGTCATCTCTAGCTCGCACCAAACCTTTACTTGCTTCTTCTGCTAGCTCAGGTGGTGTCTCACCTTTTGGATCAGGAATATCTTTTTCATTTGTTTCTACATTAACTTTAGCAGGACGACCTCTTTGTTTTTTAGGTACATGCTTTTCAGGAAATGCTTGTTCTTCAGAAACTTCTTCAGTGATTGGATTCTCAGCAAGAATTTCATTCCAGCCGTATATCTCACCATCTCTTATGTTTCTAAGCCATCTTTTCTTTTCAGTCATTTTTACCACCTTTCTTTTTTATATTACGTTTTTCTTGTAACTCTTTCAACTTTCTTCGAACTTTTCTTCTGAGCCAAGCGACTACGCTTTTCAGAAGCCGTGAGTTCTTTGGACGTTTTGGGGGTCTTGGATGATACTCGCTTAGACGGGCGGCAATAAGGGTAAGCACGACTCTCTCCCTTTTGTCTTCCGCACGGCTTACCTGTTCTTACATCTACCCATTTTTCTTTAAACCATCGTTGTAAGTTAGCACCAGCTTCTGTTTTTCTTACATTCCCCATATCATTTCTTCTTACTATTGCCCCAATTAGCTGCACCAACCTTTCTACATTTTGCCAAAGCCCCTGAAGCATATGCGCTTGGCCAAACTTTGTAGCGAGCTTTTACCTTATGGTAACAAGCGTCTTTTTTAGATTTTACTTTTGGTGCTGCCATATTATTACCATTTCTTACACGACCAATAACGAGCAGTCATCTTGGAGGGTGGTCGTGTATCACACCCATGCCTTGCACGAAAACTCTTGCGCCTGCCCGGTTGATTCTTTTTAATTGTCATATTAGCATCTCCAAACCTAATGATTTTTTCTTTACCATTTTGACACGCTTTTACAACAAACTTCTTATCGCCAGAAACTTGGCGCTTTGGTTTGTTACATGCCATTTTAGATTTGTCGATTCTAGCCATTACGCTTTAGCCTTTTTTTGTGCTGTCGCACTTAATTCTTTAAAATGAAATAAACGTTTACTATTTTTACCATGTGTCTTTCCGGAGTGTAGCTGACCATTAGGCATTTTATGTGTGCCACCTTTATGCTCAGTTCCATCACGGAAATAATGTTTCATACCTGCGCCCATAATATATCCTTTAAAATAGGGGGGCCGAGGCCCCCCTAGTTATACTATGAACAATCCGCTACGAGTGCCCAAACTTTGATCTTTGCGGCATCAGTTACAGCACCTGATACACCGATTAGCATATCAATAGTGTCTGCAGTCGCAAAATAGTGACCATTGTTATTAGCAATCAAAAGCGCACCGTTTGATTGAGTAGTGCCCGCTGCGTTAGCGTCACCACCATCAACGAAGCCATCCACATCACCACCAGTTAAACCGATGTCAAATGTAGATGCTGCGCCTTCAGCAGTTATAGTAGTTGCTCCAACCGCCATCACTAGGGTGTTAGCTGGAATGCTTAGCACTTGGATAGAATCGCCAGCAGCAAGTGCTGTAGCACCTGCAGTAGCTCTATCTGTAGTGATCTTAGCGAAGTCTAGTTCGACTTCCATTAGCCCGACTTTAGTAAGACCTTTGGCAGGGTGTGCCGCAGAACCTTTAAGATAGCCGTGCGAGTCTGTATATGCAGCCATGTTTGCCTCCTATTATAAGGTTACAATCATTGTCGCAAGAGCTTCAGGCTTAACGACTTGATAGCCATAAACTTGAAGTCCACGAATGATGTTTCCAAAGGTTGTTTCAGAACGAATAGTTTCCATATTTGTCATCTGTGATGCAAATGTGAATCCCATTGAATGTCCACCAAGTACGCTAAACTCACTACCGCTTTTTACAAGGTTGTGAGAAACATAAACAGTGAAACGGTCAATCATACCAAGTCTGCCGTTTCTCAATGGTGTGTTTCCATCACCAGTGATAGACGCGTCTTTAAGGTCTGATTGCTTGATTAGACCAGCCATCTTAGCAGGAATCACTAGAAAGCGACCACCTTCTGGACAGTTAGCTTCATCAAGGACTGTTCCCATGTCAACGATTTTACCAATTACATTTGAAGTGGTAAGCGCTTCAGGAGTACCTGCTACACCAAGGTCGATATCACCAGAGATTGCTCCAGCTGACGTTCCTTTGTTTGATGCAGATACACCAGTCAATACATCAGCCAAAACCCTTTGGTCAATTTTGATCTTCATACGCTCGGAAGCGTCTTTAGACCACATGTCCATTAGATTCATGTCTGTCTGCACTTGGTCAACATCGTCTTCGACACAGGCAAAGTATTCACCTTTATCAATTACGAGTTGTAGTTTAGCCTTGTCAGGATTCTCTACGGATAGAGTTTGACCCTTGACATAGGTTTGGATAGTGATCTCAGGAGTGGTTCGGATATT